TGAATTCAGCATTGGCAGCAAGGAGTATAAAATTCGTCGTGGGCAAAAGCCAGAGTTGTTTGAGATCTACATCAATGGTGGGTTGATAAACCAGAGCCCGAATATCAAAGAGTACCAAGAGTTGTTGGAAACGACGATATTGAAGATGAACCATAAGTCATTCGGTCAAATCGTTGTTTTGGGTTCTGCCAACTTTGTTCCATTTATGCAATTGCCTGCACATAGTCGCAGAGAAGTAATTGAAGATTTGCTCGATATTCAAATCTTTTCAACGATGAATGGGTTGCTGAAAGAAAAGATTACAGAAAACAAAGCAAGTATTTTGGACTCTGGTCATGAAATCGATTTAATTGAAAACAAAATCGAAATGCAGCAAAAGAACATCGACTCATTAAAACTCAACAATGAAGAACTTGCCAAACAAAAACAAGTGTTGATTGATGAATACAAGTCGAAAGTCGACGCTGCATCTTCTGAAGTCGCATTTGTTAGTGTGCAAATACAAACATTGAATGAGCAAATATCTGACAAAAACAAAGTCGAAAAGAAAAAGCAGAAGGTGCTTGATTTAGAAAAGAAACTTGAAGATAAGATTCGTGCGATCAAAAGAGAGGTCAAATTTTTCGAGGAAAACGACAACTGCCCAACATGTAAGCAAGGGATTCATGAAGAGTTCAAGTGTGAGAAACTCACATCTAGAGCCGAACAAATGAAACAAGTTGATACAGGCTTGAAAGATTTATCAAATGAGGTTATAATATTGGAAGAACGTCTTGGGCAAATTTCTCAAGTCAATTCTGAAATCGAAAAACTCAACCGTAAAATCACTGAGAACAATAACAAAATCTTTTCTTGGAATCATTCTATTGAGACCTTGAAACAAGAAATTGAAAATCTCAGGGGTAACACAAAGGCTATTGATGACAACAAAGATGAAATCGAAAAACTCAAAGAAGAGTTAGTCGACAAAAGAAAAGAACTTGAAGAGTTTCACAAAGAAAAGAAGATACATGACGTTGCTGCTGTGCTGTTGAAAGATACTGGTATCAAGACTAAAATTATTCGTCAGTATGTTCCTGTGATGAACAAACTTATCAACAAGTACCTTGCATCAATGGATTTTTTCGTACAATTCGAGTTGAATGAGAGTTTCAAGGAAACCATCAAGTCTCGTTTTCGCGATGAATTTTCTTATGAATCTTTCAGCGAAGGTGAGAAAATGAGAATTGATTTGGCACTGCTCTTTACTTGGAGGGCTATCGCCAAAATGAGAAACTCCGCATCAACCAATTTGTTGCTTATGGATGAAGTGTTTGATAGTTCTTTGGATGCTACAGGCACTGAAGAATTTTTGAAAATTTTAGAAAGTTTGACAGGCGATACCAATGTGTTCATTATCAGCCACAAGGGCGATCAGTTGTATGACAAATTCCATTCAGTCATCAAATTTGTAAAACATCAGAATTTTTCGAGGATTGCATGATTTTAAAAATAATGGACTGTAAGCATCCACTTCTAAAACAAGAGATGCCCAAGTTTGATTTTCAAAACCCACCAGTGAACCCAGTGGAGTTGTACAAAGACCTAGCAGAAACTATGATTGAGTATCATGGCATCGGGTTAGCAGCCAATCAAGTCGGGTTGCCATACCGTGCTTTCGTTATGAGGGCAGAGGAAGTCATTGGTTGTTTCAATCCTAAGATCGTTGACACTTCGTCCGAAACAGTTTTGTTGGAAGAAGGTTGTTTGTCCAATCCTGGGTTGTTTGTTAAAATAAAGCGACCCAAGAAAATCAAAGCAAGGTATACTTTACCTAATGGAGAAACTGTTACAAAGGTTTTTGATGGTATTACTGCTCGGTGTTTCCAGCATGAACTTGACCATCTAAATGGTTTACTATATACTAGTAGAGCAAATGCATATCATCTTGAAAAAGCCAAGAAGAATGCTAAAAAGTTTAATCCACAGCAAATTCAACCTATGAGTAAGTTATCAGACAAATCGAAGGAATTTTTATCATGGTTAAAATAATCGTAGCCAAAGAAAAGGTAGATTGCGAACATCTTCTGGGTCATTACCTAGATGAGAGTCATTATGACATTTTGGTCGAGGAAGACACTGACTGCTTTATGCCAGCAATTTGTGACTTGAATGACGTGGCTGATGAGCGTCGTATTGCTTTCAAGTTTCGTAAAAACTTTTTCAGCAAAGAAGAACAGGAGCAAGCGTACCTTGGGTTAAAGGAGGCTGCTACTGAGAGCCAAAACCGTGGTATGGCTGCAGGTCCTCGTGGCGAAATGCTTGCTACTGAGGGCAGGAAAGGTCGTGATTGGGTCACACCGTATGAATTAGAAATGCTAGAGTATTTGCTTGATGATGGGGCAAAACTGTTTGATGATCGTTCTATTAACTCGATTCGAGCCAAACATGCCGATGGTAAACACAAAAACGTAGAGGAAACTCGTGGGCAGGTTTGGGTTCGCACCGAGGTCATGAAGGTTTACCCAGAGTATCATGGCTGGTTTGATAAGTGGATTGATAGCATTAAAGATAAAACTCCCGAGGAACAAAAGGCAGAAGCCACTTTGGTTGCAACTAAGTGGGCATCAGCAACCAATTATGCCAAGTCAGTTTACTCTGGCGTTGCTGGCTGGTATGACCGTTACCCGCGCATACCTTTTGGTCGTGCTACTGCATATACTGAGAAAAATTCAGACAAGTTTGCATTGTCATACCCATTTTTGCAGTCACTTAACCGTGGTTTCAAACAACTTATGCCATGGCGTTGGTCTAATCAAAAGGCTGCTGCTGATAAATTGGACAAGAGGTTCCTCGTTCCCGAGACAGTGTTTACTACAATCACTGTCAACAAAACTTTCCGAACTGCCGCCCACCGCGATGCTGGTGACTTGAATGATGGCTTGAGCAATTTGCTGGTTGTCGGGACAGGAGAATACACTGGCGGATATCTTATTTTCCCAGAGTACCGAGTTGCAGTAAATGTTCGTCCTGGAGACCTATTGCTGGTGAACAATCATGAGATTATTCATGGCAATACCCCAATTGTTTTGAATAACCCAGATGACCCAAAGAGCGAGCGTATTTCGTTGGTTTGTTACTTCCGCGAAAAGATGCTTGAACTCAAGTCATGGGATTACGAAAATCTTCGTCGTCAGTTTGTTGAAGATCGCCGTCATGATAAAAGTCATCCATTTCAGAGACCACTTTGGAATGGTATCAGTCCTGGGATGTGGGAAAGTGATGAGTGGCTCCAATACCTCAAGAAGCACAACATGAAAGATGAAGATGGTATTGTTGGCGTCAACAATACACTGGAGGCATTTTTCTAATGAGTGAGTTTAAACTTGGCAGTTGCCTAGACGATTTTGCCACTGAGCAATATGACTATTTGTTCATGAGCCCACCATGTTATGAAGATCTTGCATTTTTCGACGTTAGCATTGGGGAGCCAGAAACTTACAAAACCAAGTTTATGGATAAAATTGTCCCAATGATGAATCCTCGTTTGGGCACTGCCACAGTTTCTTTCACGGGAGACCGTCGTAACAATGGTAGAGTTCTGCCAAAATTTAAATTTGTTATTGACTCTTTTTGTGAGAACGGTTATTATCTTCGTGATGTGAAGTATTCAAAGAAGAGTGAGAGTTATAATGCCTACTCTTCGCAAATCCTACATATACTGACATTCCAAAAAGAAAATGTCAAGGGTTTGTACAATTTGCGCAAAGACTCATTGTACCAAACGTATGGTAAAGATTTTTGGGGACCGTTTGGCAAAGAAAAGAAAATTGATGGCGAAGTCGTCGGTCAACCTATTGAAATTGCTGAGTATTGTATACTGAATTTTACAGATGAAAACCAAGTAGTTTATGATCCATTTGCTGGCATCGGTACAACACTAGCCGCAGCAAAACGGAACAACAGACAGTATCTTGGTTATGAAATTAGAGAGGAAATTTGGCGGCATGGTAAATGTATCTATGCGATCTGACATTGATTACCGAGACATGGAGTATCGTCGTCTCGGTTTCGATAAATTCTATGAATTTCACTGTGTAACCAACGATTGCTCTCCCGACATCGCGGTCGAAAAATGGATCGCTGATGACATGCAGTTTGATTTAGAAAAACGATGCGTGCTTGGATTATTCCATGGCGCCACGTATGCAGGACCTTGCGAATCTATGTTCGCTGATCGGTTTCCTGTTATGACCAAAGATGTTCAAGGTTTGGTTGACTTTTTCTTTGAGAACAAAAAGCGACTACTATTTTCACCAGACTGTAAATACCGCAAACTCGTTTTCGATAAATTTCTATACTCAGTTGGTGAGTCGTTGAAGCCATATGGCACACTGGGCAACTTCATTGAGTCGTGTTTGCAAAGTGCTGATGAGTATAAAAATTATAATGACCTGAAAGAAAAGTGTATGACGAATTGGTACCATTGGGGTAGAATGGGTCATTGGTGTTTTTCAGAGGCTATTGCAAGATTTATTGATGCCCCAATTTTACCGCCGACAATGGAGTTTGCTGATGGTAAAAGTCACAGGTCTGGTTGGGCGTTTTGTATTGGTCGTGACGATTTGACTGGGGAAACAATTTCAAAACAAGATTGCGACTATTTGGAGCAAACTGCTGCCGAGTATATTGCAGAAAAGAAATTCCCACGTGCTGGTTTCTTTACACTGGAAACTGCATGTTGTAATTACAAGCGTCAGCATAAAGGTTCCCGTTATGGCGGTTGCTACATAGATGAGCAATATGCCGAAACGATGCAAATGAAGAAAGATTGGCCAGAGTATGATTGGCTATGGGATAAGTATCTTGAAGGTAGGCAGCATGTGATTCCTTCGGACTTACTTTATGAAAATAACCCAAACGAAACGGATCATGCTTACTGTAAAGACTGGGTTAATTGTTTGAAAGATTTTGGTAGAATACCTCGCGTCGAGGCTTGGTACAACAATCAACCGCAGCGTTGGGTTTCGATTAAAAACATGCCTTTCTATAATAAAGAAGCAGAAAATTCTTTGACTAAATTTTTGATTTGAGGTGATTATGAAAGTTGTTGCGATTTTTGGTGAGCCAGGATGTGGCAAGTCTACACTTATGCGCCGTGTGATTCTTGAGTTGGGGTTTCCTGAAAACTCACTGAAGGAAGATTTCAAACTCGTTCCCTATCACAAACACAAAAACTTGTACATTTTAGGAAAGTACGAGGAGGGTGAGGTGTTTGCTGGCACGGATAGAATGAGCATGGCAGTTCAACCAGAGGCTGTTAAATTTTTGGATAGTTTGCCATCAGACTCAGTAGTATTTTTTGAGGGCGACCGTCTTTGCACTGCTTCTTTCCTTGAGCATTGCAATAGTAAGTTTGACTTGAAAATGATTTACCTCCAAACACAACAAGACACTAGAAAGGTTCGATTTGATAAACGTGGGTCAAACCAAAATGTGACTTGGCTGGCTGGTCGTGAGAGCAAGATCAGTAACATTTTGGGAAATTTTGAATTGAAATTCGTCACTGAACGATTCATCAACGAGACTTATGAAGATCAAAGTAAAATTATGGAATACATCAAGGGAGTTATATCATGACAGATTATAAATACAATGAAGGTGCACTGCTAGAACAAGTAAAGCAGTATATCGATGGCACCTACCATCAGCACTACTCCAAAAACAAATATCAGGCAACTGAGTTTATCATTGACTCGGGTCATGGCACTGGGTTTTGTATTGGCAATATTCAAAAGTATTCACAACGATACGGCAAAAAAGACACTCAAGAAGAGTGGAGAAAAGATTTAATGAAGATTATTCATTATGCAATCATTCAACTTTATATTCATGACGAGGAAATGAAAAATGGGAATTGATATTAAGGTCTCAGTAGAAGAACTCCGCAAGCGTAAATTGTTTGTGGCAGTTCCAATGTATGGCGGTCAGTGTAGTGGTATGTTTGCTAGGTCTATCGCAGACCTTTCAGCACTATGTACTCATTACGGCGTTCAGGTAAGATTCTATTTCTTGTTCAACGAGTCTTTGATTACTCGCGCAAGAAATTATTGTGCTGATGAATTTATGAGAAGCGGCGATACTCACTTGATGTTTATTGACTCTGATATTGGATTCAATGCCAACGACGTTATTGCATTGCTTGCTTTGTCAGATCACGAAGATCCAGACAACAAGTATGATATTATTGCTGGACCTTACCCGAAGAAGTGCATCAGTTGGGAAAAGATCAAAGTTGCTGTTGATAAGGGTTTTGCAGACGAAAATGCATCAGACTTGGAAAAGTATGTTGGTGATTACGTTTTCAACCCTGTCGGCAATCAAACTGAAATTCCGCTTGGCCAACCTGTTGAAGTGTTGGAGGCTGGAACTGGGTTTATGATGATTCGTCGTAGGACTTTTGAAAAATTCCAAGAAACTTACCCGAAGCAGTTGTATCGACCAGATCACGTTCGCACAGAAAATTTTGATGGTTCAAGACAAATCATGGCATTTTTTGACACACCGATTTGCCCTGATTCAAACCGTTATTTGTCAGAAGATTATATGTTCTGTCAGTGGACTCGTAAAATGGGTATGCATGTTTGGTTGTGTCCTTGGATGCAGTTGAACCATGTTGGTATGTACGTGTTTGGTGGCTCGTTGATTGACCTAGCCAAAATTGGGGCTGCAGCGACCGCTGACACAAATTTGTTGAAGAAAAAGAGTTAATTAGGAGATTATTATGAAACTTGATGATAACACAATTCATGTATTGAAGAACTTTTCCACGATCAACCAGTCGATTTTGGTAAAGCCAGGCAATGTGCTTCGCACTATTTCGCCATCAAAGACTGTCATTGCAAAAGCAACACTGACACAAGGGTTCGCCTCGCAATTCGCAATCTATGATGTATCTCGTTTTTTGGGCGTTGTTTCTCAGTTTGAGAACCCAGAACTCGATTTTGCTGATAAGCATGTCGTGATCGGCGAGGGCGAGGAAAAGTGTCAGTATACATTCACTGATCCTTCCATGATTGTTGCTGCACCAGAAAAGGAAATCAACCTGCCTAACCCAGAAGTTGCATTTCGTTTGACTGAAGAAAAGTTGACCAAGGCAACTCGCGCAATGGGTGTATTGGGTTTGCCAGAGTTGGCAGTGACTGGTAAGGATGGTAAGATTTACCTCCAAGCAGTTGATGTTAAGGGCACCACTGCTGACGTGTTTAGCATTGAAGTTGGAACTACGGCTGCAAACTTCCGTATGGTTTTCCGCGCAGAAAATATGAAGATTATGCACGGCGACTACGATGTTTCTATTTCTTCTCGTGGGTTGTCCCACTTCAAGGGTAATAATATCGAATATTGGATTGCAGTAGAATCTTCTTCGGTCTATCAAGGTTGAACGACAGGGGGAGGGTAAATCCTCCCCTTTTTTATTATGGAGAAAATTATGAATGACGATGAAATGACGAGAACACAGATGTTGGAAATTGAATCTAAATACATGATGCTCACCAACGAGTTGGTGGGGAATAATGTTAACCCATTCGCAGTTGCAGCAGTAATGACAAAGTTGGCTATGATGATTTACAAAACATCATTAAGTGCCAGCGCCTACGATGAAATGATTGATAGTATTTCTGAACGTAGAAACATTGTCAAGCCGTTCAATGAAATTTCACCAAAAACTTTGAATTGAGTGGGGATAATATGAAGAAAGAGGATATTACATTTATCTGTTTAGTGGTTGGATTTTTCGTATTTGCAGTTGCTAATCACTATTTTGATTTGCTTCCGCCAGTAACCGCACCAGTTCTTTCTGTTGTGGCCATGGCAGTTTACTTGGTGACGCAAAAGGTATGAAGAACTTTGTCTTTGAATTGATCATACTCTTAATCGGTCTTTTCATGGGCATTTTCAGTATGATTAATCTTTTTGCCCAGTGGGTGCCAAACATTTATCCGATAACGGGTATAATTCTATCACTAGCCGCGCATATTTTGTGGAGTAAATATTATGGCGACAAGACGTAACTTCTTTAAGTACCTCGGTCTTGCTGGTGGTGTTGCGAGTGGTGGCATTGTTGCTGCTGCAGCCGTTTTGCCAGACAACAGCAAGAAAGAGTGCATCGAGCAAATTGAGAAAAATATCAAAAACAGTGGATACAGCATTCAATTTACTGATACCTACGGCGAAGAAAAGAAAGAAAGAGTGCGCGTTTCTTCAGATGGAAATTGGGGAATAGCAACAAACAAGGATATGTGTTACAGTGGCACTGTGGACACTTATGTATTTCATAAACCGCAGTACGTTCCTGGAACTGAAAACCATGTTGTTGTTGGAATGAAGGCAGGTCCAGATGGTGAATTGTACTTGAAAGTAAATGGGAAATGGCGTAGAATAGTGACTGAGTGATAGAGGAGTTTATATTATGTTACAAGACTTTTTGTGGGTGGAAAAGTACAGACCAAAAACAATCAATGATACGATTTTGCCACAATCATTGAAGGTTACTTTTCAGCAGTTTGTAGACCAAAAGAATATACCAAACTTGTTGTTGTCTGGCACTGCTGGTGTTGGCAAAACTACCGTTGCAAAAGCAATGTGTGAAATGTTGGATTGTGACTACATAGTCATCAACGGTTCGTTGAATGGCAACATTGACACTTTGCGTAATGAAATTAGCAAGTTTGCGTCATCGGTTTCTTTGCGTGGTGGGCGTAAGTATGTTATCCTAGACGAAGCAGACTATTTAACAAACAACACTCAGCCAGCACTTCGCAATTTTATGGAGGAGTTTTCAAAGAATTGCGGGTTCATCCTCACTTGTAATTTCAAGGACAAAATTATCGACCCACTGAAGTCGCGTTGTTCAGTGATCGAGTTTAAGATTAGTAAGGGTGACATGGCAGAACTCGCCAAGCAATTCATGAAGCGAGTTTGTAATATTCTAGATGCTGAGAAGGTTTCGTATGAAAAGGCTGTTGTCGCCGAAGTAATCAAGAAGCATTTCCCCGATTGGCGTAGGGTGTTGAACGAACTTCAACGTTACTCTGCGACTGGCAAAATCGACACTGGCATTCTTTCTAATATGAAAGACATTAACCTTGCCAAATTGGTCGGGTTGATGAAAGAAAAAGACTACACTAACTTGCGCAA